TTATTGGAGAACGCGAGCAAATACTGATACTCGGCGTTTGACTTGGCTACAGAGCCAGTCACAACGTTCATCGTTGCAATGAACGCATTGAATGTCGTGTTTACCTCGATTAAGCGATCAAGGAAACTTTTAAGAACGTAACCAGCGCCAATTGCCGCGAAGAATGCAGTGAGTCCAGCATTGCTTTTGCTGAGAAACGACTGCATCCGGTCGAAGCTGGAAGACAGAGAATTCAGCGCTGAGGTCGCGCTGCTCGACATGCTAGAGATAGCATTCTTGACGCGTGACGCTCCAGCTTCCGCTGGGGCCGCATCAACTACTACCTGCAATGTCGAAGAATCACTCATGTCTTTCCTTTAGTCCCTGGCTTGTCCTTTGTTACATGTTGCAAGAACGTGGAATCCATCGTGATTATGTATTTAACGAAGGAATCTACATCACTTACTCCATATATCTGAATATATGCCAGCATGTCCTGCATACTTATCGGATTAGGTGCGAATCCGACTGACCGTCTTGAAGATAGTATATCAAACGCTATGATGTACTCTTGCATCCAGTCATATACAGTAGGCTTCTGGTTTAGGGCTTGAGGTTTTAGACCTTGGTCCTCCAACTCTTCAAGGAATTCCTCCTTGTCGCCCCATTCCAGGCGCCACTGGATATACTCACTTAGGCGTTTCCCTCCTGCTCTTGCTCCTCAGCGCGGAAGTTCTCCAGGTCAGTGGAAAACTCTTGCACGAATTCGCGCAGATCGTCGTTGTTCTTCAGAGCCATGCGGCACTGACCCTTGTCGAACTTGACTTCGTTACCCTTGGAATCAATCACACCACGCCAGTCGAGGATGAGGCCCTCAGACATGGCTTGGCAGATGATGTCCTTGCTTTCCACCGGGTCCAGGGTACCCTTTTCGATCTTGCGACGATGGGGGGCTTGCAGGCGAGTCAGGGCACGCTGAAATTTAGGATTGCCACTGTGTGCAATCTTGAATTCAGAGCCGCCGAACTTCACCCACACTCCGTCTTCGGTGGAAGTGTTTTGTTGATCGATGATGATTGCCATGATATTTTCCTTTCTGTTAACCCACTGTGCTCTTATTGTCCAACAATCTTATTACTGATTGTCGAACTTGTCGATCTGAATCATACAAGCTGCTGTCGGATCGTAAATGGCGCGCCAAGTACCTTGGAGCACCAAATCTTGATCGAGGCCACCTGCAACTACTTGACCAGATTCATACTTCACAGCCGGAAGAGTGAATCGATAGTAGTCACCGGTGGCATCGCTGACCTTGAACGACAGAGCGAATGCCGTGCCGTTAATGAAACGATTGTATGCGGTCAAATCAGCGAAGTAAGCTTCGATGTTGCCAGTGATTTCCAGCTTGCCCAAAGCCACGCCGACGTGATGAAGAGAACCAATCGCATCTTGTGCACGAAGGTTGTTGTTCAGATTCAAGCTCATCGAGCGAATCACCATCGTGGATGCGACACCATTTTCCTTGATTTCAATCAGGTCAGTGACAGCATTCATGACGTTTTCGGATACACCTGGTGAGTCTGCAGTAGTCGCACCTGTGATCTGGGTGGTACCTGTCGTCGCACCAAGACCCATGAAGGAGAACGAGCCGGTCAGAATCTGGCCGGTTTTGAAGTCCAGAGTCATACCGCCGACGCGGCAACCGTTGAACGTCTGGAATACAGGTGTGTCCAGATCTTGGAAGTGCTTTTGCAGGTTGAACGACTTCAGCGTAGTGCCGTTCTTGATCGAGCTCAGGTTGGAAACCGGAGCTGAGAATGTGCTGCACAGAGCCGCTTCAATGAACGCGTCGAACGACAAGAACGACATTTCAAATTGAACGTCGCCTGCAGCATCCGCAGACACCTGTACCAGATCGGTCGTGTTGCGATCAGAACGAATTTCGTTAGAAACGACGCTCTTAATTGAGTAATTCAGAGATTCGCCAGTGTAGCGAATATCTTTGAAGGCCGGCGTCGCTGGAGTGGTACCGAAGGTGACTTCGGGAACATAGCGAAGAGCGGTCCGATTCGATGTACCAAGATTAGGCATGATTTATTCCTCTCGAGAAAATTCAACGGACACGTTCACCTGGTACCAATCTTTGAACACGCCTACTTTTTGCACTTTGGGAACGAGAAAAACGATACCGCCGATACGTTTTGCACGAAACAAAGTGGTGATTGTGTCTGCTAATTCAAGGGCCCTTCCAGAACCAATATCAGGTTTAACGAAAATTTGTACGAACAACACTCCGACATATCGAAACAAAGGGTTTGAGCCCAGAGAAGCTTGAAAACCGTCTGCATTCTGGGTAGATACCCGAATCCATTCGTTGACGGATGAATCATTCATCTCATCATTTTCGTACTTCACAAGAGTCGAAGCGTAATTAGCCTGAACATATTGTTCGATCGTGGCCTTTTCGCTTACAAAACTCATTTATTTCAATCCTGCCAAAGTTACTCTAACCATCCCTGCTGGGGCCTGTCCTGAATATCCATACTCAAGTTTAACTGAGTAGGGCTGTCCGTTGCAGATATACAGTTTGGGGTATTTCGGTAGGCTTGAAATGTTTGGCCGATCTGGAGGTGGTAGCGGACTCAGTGGATTCGCATCATATAATGGAATCGACTTGAAAACCGGTGCACCCTCATTCAACGTCCAACACGCCCTAGCTCTACCTGTCCAAACTGGCGTCTTTGCAACGACACCATCAAAAACTTGCTCCGCAAGGTCCTTAGCTTTATCCTTCACCGACTTATCGACGGTTTTCATAAAATCCATCGGATTTACGACCCATCGACTTGTCAATCCCATCGCAACGCTCCTAAAGTACGCTCTGGTTCAGTTTCAATTTAAGTAGCATATATGTTACCATTAGCTACTTATTTTGAACGCATCCAGAGCGCTCTCCTGAGCGCTACCGACGCAACTGAAGCATAAAAATAATGACCTTACTACCTGCTTGAACAGGATTAACGTTGATCAAATCATACGTCACTCCGTTCAAAACCACCTTGTCGCTCAAACTTGGAACCGTATCATCGTTGTTAAACATGACAAGTTTCACGTCTGAACTCTTGACTTGTTCGCCATCAATCTCATTGAAGGCAAACTTGTCAACCACCACATCGATAGACTTATCAGTCGTTGCAGTGGATTTAACACCTGAAGCCGCATTGTAAGACGCAACACCTGCGGTCTTCAATGTAGCCTGAATAACCAACGAGCCAAGTTTACCCTTGGCTCCAAGAACTGCACTGTAAATGGTTGATGCAAGATCGCTCATGTCCGCAACAACCCTACAGTATGGACAGAATTGCTAGAAACCACGGTGTATTCCCCCCAGCGAGCAATCATGTCACGAACCATTTTCGGCAACCCATTCGACTTGACTGTGTCAGAAAAATCGATTGATACAGGGCCTACCTTAACTTTAGCCAACTCGTTTTCACTAGCTTGGAAGCCGCCATTCGATAGCAAACTGTAAGCCAGTTCAAACACCGCATTTTTGACGTCTTTTGGCACGATTGAATCGCTGATATACGACTCAAGAATTGTGTCAACGCCGTTGTATCGACCATCTATGTTAGGAACGTACGTACGAGGCCACCGAAGGGCTTGAGTATCGCTCTTAACATACCCCTTCCAAGACACCAGCAAGTCCAGAAGGCGAGTTGATTCGATGAGAACAATTTCCTTGTTTGCAGCGGAAGCGCTACCCCAGGCGGTACGGCCAAAGCTCGTAGCAAAATAGTCATCGGCCTCTGCGACAGTAACGTAGCTGTTCGCAGATGCTCCGCCCAGGGTAGCGTCCAAAGCCATTACTTAGCCTTCGCTTTCGCAGCAGCTTCAGCTTCGGCCTTCGCCTTGGCGGCAGCGTCAGTTTCAGTCTTGGCCAGCGAAGGAGCCGCGTTGGCGTCTTGAGTGGATACAGGGGTGTCATCGACCCACTCGAGTTCACAGCCGTAGTAGCCACACAGAATGTTTTCCAGCAGCTTGCCATCGTCTTCGTTGCGCTCGTGCACACCGTCCTTGAACTCGTAGCGGCCATTGATGACCAGCGACTGACCAGCTTGTTCGCCAGTCAATTTGAATCGTGCAATTTTTGCCATGGTAACCTCTTGTTTTATTGAAACAAGTAAGGGGCCGAAGCCCCTTACACTTAGTTGGTGATGCCAGGAGCCACTGCGATACCCAACTGAGAGAAGTTGGCGAAGCCGCAGTAGAACTTCACGCGGGTGATTTTTTCATCCGCAGTTTCCTTGGCGCCAATGTTCTCAACGCGGATACCCGCGTTGCCCATAGCTGTCAGACCAGAGATACCGTGCATGCCGGAACCATCGTCGAAAGTACCAGCGATGATGCTGGTACAAATACCAGACGAGGTGCCGACAGTTTGGTTGGTCGGGATGTAGTCGTTCACGAAGATCGGAACACCGCGATACATGGGTACTTGACGGCCAGAAGGCAGGTTCATCACTTCATTGACCGACGCACCACCTAGGGTACGCAGCAGGTTGAAGTAGGCACGACGGGTGCGGAAGGGCATCATCAGATAGTCGACCTGACCGTCCTTGTCCTTCACGGTGTCGATCAGCTGGTCGAGGATGTCGAACGTCAGTTGAGAACCGTTGGCACCAGTGCTGATTTTCTGGCTTGCTGGGGCTAGCGCCAAGACACCTTGGAAGGTGTTGGCGGTGCCGTCACCGTTGATCATCGTGTCTTGGAACTGACGCGCGATCGACTTGGCCTTGGAAGCCACTTGAGCAGCGCGCTGGTCTTGCTTGTTCGAGCGAGTAGCTTCGATCAAGCCGTTGACTTCAGCGTCACCCAGCAGAGTCGTCAGACCAGAGGTAACGTAGGTGAAGGTCGCGGGGTTCTTCGCGGTGATGGTACCGCCGACGCCCAGGTACTGAGCATCACCCAGCGCGTTTTCACGGTTGTAACCGAGGGCGTTGCCTTCGATTTCCATGAACGGGAGAACTTCAAAAATCGGGTTGACCGAAATGATGTTCTCGATGACGCCCGTAATGAGCAGGTCTTGCGAAAGTTTGGCGGATTCCGCCAGGGTTACTGATGCCATGTCATTTCTCCATGTTGGCTAAGTTAACGAATTGACCACTCGTCTGCCCCACCGGAGAGACGACACGCAAATCTAAGTGTCACTGACACCAAATTTTGCTAATCGTGGTAGTATTATACCTTGCTAGGGTACATAAGTAAATAGCAGGACTAGCCTGCTATCAACGGTCCATGATCGAGGGTTTACCCCAAGGAATCCAACCCTTGGGCAATCTTCTGGGCAGAGGTAAGCTTCGAGGTATCCACATTACCCTTGCCAGAACCTTGTGCACCACCACCTTGAGAGCCTTGAAACAGGTGGGGCGCTTGCTTCTTCAGGCCAGTAGTCCAGTCAACCACAGACATGGGGGAGGTACCGTCCTTGCCGTAGACCACATTACCTTGAGCATCCACAGGGACCGCATTGCCGTCCTTGATCTTGAAGGTAGCCTTGGCCCGCAGCAACACATCATCCACGGCTGTAGGTTGCACGCCGGATTTGACCGCAGCATCACGAACCGCATTGTCGATCAACAAGGATTCGAGTTGACGCTGTGCCAAGGAATTCTGTTCAGTCAGAGTCTTGAGCTGATTCTCGTAGGTCGACTTCATTTCGCCGACACGCTGTTCGACCACCTTGTCGATTTCACCAGCGTCAATGAGTTTCTTCTCTTCTTGCTTCTTGGCCAGAGCCAACAGTTCTTGGTACTTGGCCGGGTCCACGTCCTTGAACTTTTCCAGGTCTTTCAACAGCTTCACGTTGTTGTTGCGGAATTCGTCCAGTTTGTCCTTGCCGACAGCACCATCGACCGAGAGGTAGTAAGCACCATCAGCCGCTTGTTCGTACAAGGCGGCAATCGCTGCGTCCAGACCTTCTAGAGTGTCGAGTTTGAATTTGAGTTTCATGATTAAGCTCCATTATTGAGGTTGATACCAGTCCCACTGCTTTATTGGCTCGCTTGTTTGGCCTTTTCCGCAGCAATCAATGCGTTCACTTCCTCCATATCCTTACGGTCAGGAGAAAGCAAATCGCCCCTACGCAGGTTATACACCAGCGTTTCTTTGCTAATCCCGCCGGAGATGTAAGCTCCGACAAGTTCGCGAAGTTCTGCACTAGACAGTCGTGCATCCAGAAACTCTTTATCAAGTTTGATGGATACAGAGGCTTCTTCCAAGCCCTCCATAATGGCGACTGTTTTGTATGCCTTATTCAGTAGGGCCTCGACCGCACGGGCTACGGCTGCAAGAGACGCGGTCTCAGACATGTAGCGCAAGCGTACAGTGTCAGCAGCTTCAGAGCCATGTTTGCTGTTGTCAAGCAGACGTGCCGACAAACTTGCAAGTTGGGATTGCTTCTCAGAGAGAGCTTTCTCAAGGCTGATCAGACCCTGACCAGTGAATTCCAAATAGTACGCTCTGGCTTGATGATCTGGGAGGACCCAGGCTACCATCGAACCAACTCGCAATTTGGTTGAAGAGTCTACGCCAGATACCACAGGCACTGGGAGACCGGTGAAATGTCGACCATGTTCAAGGTCTGCACTCGTACGATAGTGAGAGATGTTAATCTCCACAATGTCAAGCACTGGAGGTTTGTGCATATCAAACCCTACGCCGAAGGGGTTGACCACAAAGAACGGAATGAAATCCATGGTTTTGCCGGTGTTCAGTGGAGTCACTGTACTGACAAAATCACCCTTTTCAGAGTAAATCGATTGGGTGTACACGCCGTTAGTCAGACGAAGCACCCGATATTGAGGCTCAGTCTCAATTTCAAATTCGTCGTTGGACTCTTGCTTCGCCACGTTTTCAGCAAGCACAACCAGCGTAGGGTTTCCATGCTCGTCCGTACGCCAATTGATGATTGATTCTGCGGTGTAGCCCACGAGTTCAGGAAGTCCGCCAGATACAGGGCGGTCGACAAGAATTCCAAATCGACCCATCAGCAGGTTTTCAGAGAGCGATTGCGACAGCATCTCGTAAAACTGAACCCCGCTGTCGTCGAGAAAGAACTTGTCCAACTCGGACGGATGAGTAACGATAGGTCGCTTGGAAGACGCCATGCCTACCAGCGCTGAAATAGTCTTGCTGGTAATCGAATAGAACAACGCACGTGTCTTGTAGGCGTTGTAGTCATCTGTCGTTTGTTCGCTGAGTTTGGGTAAGTACTTGACGCCCGCGGCCTTGATCGCTGATTGACCCTCAAATGCATCGCGGCACTTAATCCAGTCTTCAGCACGGGCTTTGTATTCAGGATGTTGTGAATTAACCGGCATTTGATTTTCTCCTATTTGATGCGTAAATACGTTTGCACGGTTTACAAGCTCCGTCCAACCCATCAATCGAACTGGTTTTGACCCCGAACATCGCTCGCAATAATGTTTTACCGCAAGCGTAACAATTTTTATGAGTGTTGGAATCTACATCTAGTCGACCGTGATAATGCAATGTGTTTTCACGATGTGACAGTACTCTAAGATTTGTAGGCGAGTTGTTTCTTTTATTTCTGTCTATGTGGTCGACTTCGTATCCTTCCGGAATTTCTTCCCCTTTAAGTACGATCACCACCAGTCTATGAATGAAAACGTTTTTAGTTTTTCCATTTTTTCTCAGACCTACATATTCGTACCCATTTCGGTTTACCGCAGGTTTCATGAATCCGTTTTTATAATGACTATACACTCCGTCCTTAGACAAAGAATATAGACCTTCGTAACCTGGAATTGCTATCATTTTATGCTCCTGTTACGGTTGTGGTCTTGGCTTTCTTTGCAGACTTCAAGACTCTATATCTAATTACATCCCACAAATGATCCTCACCATGGGAATCAATATCTTCACGATTTTTCTCGTCATTTTCCAGGTTCGGAAGTGTGCGAATCGTATGATAGCAAGTGTTAAAGACAAAGTACCCTGGTTTCTCCATGGGTCTCTTCGTGGCCGCCTCGAGGCGTCCCCTGAAGAGTTGGACACCTTGAACTCGGCTCCCAGGGGCCTTATTCGACCGAGTGAACGTCACACCCATCGTAGCCATGTCTGCGGCCACCGTGGTGTGTCCAGGCTCACTACTGAAGATGCTGTTGTCTGCAGGTCCAGGTTCTACCTTACCCCACAAACCTTCGTCTTGCTCTTGCTGTTTAATACGACGAGCTTGCTCCGTGGCGGTAAGCCGCAGACCCTCGTGACGCTTGTTTGCGAAATACAGTTCGCCTATCTGGAAAATCGAACCTGCTGGAACCCATGCCTCATTGCCGTCAGCATCGATGAAGTCAGACCCATCGCTCTCAGCAAACCAACAACAAGCCGCAGGATTAGAGCTACCGTAGTCATAGCCTCGGTCAATGCGCCAGGCGTGAGGGATGTCAAACGGCTTAACCACATGGTATTTTGCACGCCACACGTCGGCAAATCCACCAGAACTCAACGATTCCCAGTCACCTTCAAGCATCGCCTGAACCGTGGCTGTGTCCCCCATACCTTTCAGACGCTGATAATACTCAGGGTCGTTCTGAATGAGCACCTTATTGTCGTGCAGGCGAGCCGGAACGTACTCACGACGCATCGAACCTTCATCCTCAGGCGCCCCGAACACATGTCCGGCGCCCATGTCGACAAAATTCGACTTGAAATAGTGATGTCCGACGC